TAATTCGTTTATTCAAATAGTTTGGACTAGCAAATATCGCATTTGAATCATCTATTTCAAAAGTCCAATTATCATCAGGGAGACTTTGCCATCCTGTCTCTTGCCAAATAACTTTTTCCGTATATGGTGAGAAAAAACCATCGTCTCTTTCTTTTTGCATCTGCTGTGCTTTTTCAAGACCTGTAGGTGGATTTTTTGCGCTTGGACCTGCAAACAACTCTTTACGACCACCATCTTTAACAGTGCCTAGTGTTGTCATCTCAAGTAGGCTGTCTGTTGCCTTTTCAAGAGGCTCGCCTAATGAACCTGATTCAACAGCATCTACTAACGCTTTTCCACCTGTCTTAGCAGTTCGTAATGCCAATGCTGCGCCCCATGTTATCGGAATTAACTCCAACATTGCTTGTGATGGGTTTTGTGATACGTGTTGCTTATAGCCTTCCCAAGAGCCATAAGTTTCTTTTAAGCCCTCCCACATATCAACAGCCATCTTTCTTGATTCTTCTTCACTTCTAAAACCAAGAGCCTTGTCTATCTTCTTATTAAAGTTGGCTAACGCAGGAAACTTTTCGTCAAAACTCTTTATTGTTCCTTCACCAAGTAATCCATCCACACCATATTCTGCTATAGCGCCTGCGCCCATATCTATGACTTGTTTAATAAACTCTATAGGCTCGTCTACGATTTGATTAAGCGCCAGTAAATCACCTGCTACAGACTCATTCATATTCTCTGACGCAATATTAAGCGTTTGACCTAATTCTGCGCCCTTCTCTCTAGCCTCTTTAGGCGAATCAATATACTTTGTATAGTAATTATTTATAGCGTCATACACGCCTTTGGCATCGCCACCAAATGCCTTGGCAGACTCTACAAACATATTAGCGCCTTGTTCTGTCATATCCCAAGCACTAGAGGCTGTATCTGTAATGCCTGTTCTTATTGATTGAGCAATCTCTTCTGAATCTCTCCACTTCTCTGCCTGAGTTCTCGTGTCAGGCTTGTTGAAGTCTGAGTATAAGTCTTGAGCGCCTTGGTAAACATCTGAGCCTAACTCTTTAGCACCCTCATATAAATCAGTAGCACCTTCTGCAATATTGCCACCTAGGTTTCTAACGAAGTCTTGTGATTGTCTAGTGATGTCCTGATTCTTTTCTAACCATGAAGTTTGTGGAGTTTGTGGCTTAGGTGTGGCTACATTGGCTACATCTCTATCTTGCATCATTAGTCTGTCTAATGTGTTCTGATTCCTTAAATTCTCATCATAGGTTGTTTCACCTGATACGTTTCTTGAAATAGGATTGCCGAAGTCGTCTGTATTGTCATTAACCAACTTATCCACAGAGTTTTCCACATTGTTCATAGATGAACGATACTTGTCTAAGAATCCACCCATACCAATCTGATTCATAGCACCTTCAAACTCTGCCTCACTGATTTGTTTTCTAGCGCCTTGCTCTGCTTTCCAATCTTGCATAATGCCACGAGCATCACCTGTTGAACCCATGTCTGTGAATGTACCTTGTTTGTTATCAGTCAGAGGTGGATACATGTTCCAATACTCGTCTTGTAATTGCTGTTCATAGGTCGGGTTAGGTTGCTCTACCCGAGGTGCTTGTTGAATAGGTTGCTGTACTTGGGCTACAGGTGGTAATGACTTACCCCATGATTCAGCCATAGGTTGCCGTACTTGGGCTACAGGCGGTTGGGTTACAGGTTCTACCCGAGGTGTCTCAATAGGTTGTTGTGATAATAATCCTTGGACTTCTGATGTTGGAACTTTAGTAGGTACACCGTCAATCTCTATTAATGTCCATCCACCTTCAGGTTCTTTCTCGTAATCATGTTTGAACTCAGGATAGTAGCCTGAACCGTAGTTTAAAGAAGATTCGCTTGGATAGCCATAATTGATTAAACCCATAAAAATACCTGAATTGTGGTTAATATAGACGCTATATTACCATATCATACGATGCCTTTTACGTTTCTTTTCAATGACTTACCCCATGATTCAGCCATAGGTCTGTAACCGATTGCTAGGTATCTAAAAGCATCTGCTCCATGAGATGACCAATCATGTCTTGGTCTACTACGCCACGTCTTTCCATTCTCATCATAATCACGTGAATAGTTAATCAAACAGTCGATGCCTTTCTCACACTTCTTCTCATCAAACCAACATCTGTCTAATAGTGAACGCACAGCCTGAATACCGTCATCAATCATAAGCATAGGAGCAATCTCTACGTTCCTAATGCCTAGTCCGTCTAATACCTCTAGCCTTGACTTACCTGAGCCTAGTTCTCTCACTCTAACGTCATGTGGCAAGATGTGCTGTTCATAGATATAACCTTTCTCTTGCAATATCCTAGCATAGTGGTCTAGTCCAACACCTGATGCCTCGTAATAATCAATCACATGTATCTCTGCGCCCACATACTGAGCAAACCATATAGCAGTTGAATCACCTACACCTAAATCCCATGACGTAACAACAGGCTTCTCTCTATTGTATCTGACTTCACCTATTCTATCTTCCTCTTCACATCTACGCATCTCTGTCGTGTAGTAAGAGCCTTCACTGAATACTAAGAATCCACCTTCCCAAATATGCTTATACATATCAGGTCGCTTGGCTTTGTCTGATAGTCTCTCTTGTTCTAATACTTCAGGAAACCAAGGATTGTCTGTGTAGTTAAGTTCTACTATCTTAGCATCATCAGGTTCATCTAATCTAAAGCGCTCATGTGTTGCTGAATACTTACTCTCAGGATTCCATGTCACCCATATCTCTGAGCCTTCTTCACGCACTGTTGGGACCAACTTCTGCCATGCCATTGCTGACACACCTTCTGCTTCATCTACCCACGCTAATAAGATACGAGCCTTAGATTTAATAGCATCTAGTGAACGTCTTAGTCCTACGAATGTATAAGAGATGTTGCCATCTTTGGACCTAATGTATTTCTCGCCCACCTCATAATAATCATTAAGCCAATCAATAGAACGAATAGCAGTCTTAATCTCTTCTAGTGATGAATCATCTAATGAGTTCATAAACTCACGACCACAAAGTATCTGACCTTGTCTGCCACTCATGCCCCACTGATAACCCTTAATAGCAGTCATTAGTGCAAAGGTCCTTGTCTTACCTGAACCCCTGCCACCGTATGAACCTCTGTATCTTGCTTCTCCCTCAAATACAGGTATTAACTTAGGTGGTAATTCAATCTGTGCTTTGCTCATCCTTAGCCACTAATTCAATTACTGTAGGCTTCATTGATTCGCCTTGCGAGGTTAAGTCTGTATCAACTTTATCGTGGAATCCATGCTTGCCTAATACTAACTTAGTAATCGCTGAATTAAAGGTATTTGACAGTCCGTTATTGATAAGAACCTTCTGCTGTTTTGCTAGTAATTTGGCTAATATGTTCGAAAATTCTTTCTCTTCATCTTTAGCCCAATCATAAATAGTGTTCCTTCTGACATCTAATATTTCAGATAATCCTTCGATACTTGGAATCATATCTCCATGCTTTTCATACTCATCTATGTACTTATATGACCTATCAACCATCTCTTGGTTGTACTTGGTTGGTCTGCCTACTTTACTCATTGTCGTTTTCCCATATTTCGTTATGTGGTTTGATTCTGTATTGCTCGCCTTCAAGGAACATAGGCATCTCTATGTCTTCCCAGTGTCTGTGACTCTTATCGCAACATAGTCTAGCCAACTTCTGAATAGTGTAGCCTTCTGCGAATGCGTGTATCTCTTTAGCCCATTTGTGCGGTGTCATGATTTAATTCCCATTGCTTTGTAATATAAATCTTCTGGTCTTGGTAAAGTTATGCCATATTCTGCCATTAATATATCAATCTGTTCTAGGTAATTAGTGAAGTCTTTAGTGCTTAGTTTTGTTGTAGAACGTAACTCTTTGATTTCACTACCTTTTTTGTTCTTATATTCATTATAGCCCAAGAACTTATCTCTCAGTAGAGCATGTGTTTCGTCTTTGGTATAGCCTAACTCATCAGATACAAGTGACACCCACTCCCAGTACAGATTATTCTGAGCATTAGAACGTGTTAGTTTATTAGGTTTAATCTCCACTACTGCCTCTTCTACATCATTAGCACTAAAGAAGTCTCTACACATCATCTGCAATATGTGAGCCTTGCCTTTGTCTCTATGTATTACTCTTTTCATAACAATCCTTGCAATAACACTCTAATTCTTCAAAAGGGCTACAGTGTGTGCTTTCATTGCCAAGATACGCAACATCTTCATAATCTACTTCTTTTCCGCACTCATCGCACTTGTATTCTTTACTTTGTTTAATTACTCGTTTCATGCAACCTTCCTTGCATCAGGATAATAAGTGTTTATTAATGAATGTATGGTTTGTTTGACCAAGCCTTCAGGTATTTTTTTGTGTTGCGCTTTCAAATTAACAAATAAAAAACCACCATCTACTCTATAAATAACAACATCCTCATTATAAAACCTATACACACCGCCTCTAAGTTCTGCAAATATCTTTTTCCTTGTGCTATAGTTACCTGTCTCCATTAACTTAACTTTGGTCTCAATAAATGTTGCTTTTAACTCGGGATTTTTATTAAAACGCTCACCTGCTATCTTTCCAATCTTAAATGCAACTGCGTGTTCATATCCATAACAACTATCACCTTTAAAATCAAAAGCGAGTTTACTACCTCTTAGTAATTGGTGGTATGAAGGCACACCATCTATAAACCTATTAACTGTTATGCCGTCTTTGTAAGTGTCCTCATCACACAAGACCTTTTCCATATATTCAGACGACTCTTCTTCTACAACATGAGGCATATTGTTTTTGTACCTGTGAATTACGTATCTAGTCTTCATTGTCTAATAGTTTTAATAATTTACCGTTCTGTAACGTAAGATTCTCACTAGCATAAACTCTCATATCCCACTCTTGTCTGATACTTTTATGTAGTTCGGCAGATAACCCTATTACAGCATTAGCCTGTCCAACATTAACTCTACCTTCTAAAACACCTTCAATAGATGCTAACAAAACCGCTCTTAAATCTGATGACGTTCCTATCTTATTTTCACTCACATTAACCCCTTGCTAACTAAAATCTCTTGTGTTCTTTTCATGCCTAATAGATGACTCAATAACTTCTCTTCCGTAGAGTATTTACTAGGCTTCCTACCATCCAAGATGTCATGGCAACTATGACAGCAATAAGCGCCATGAATATCCAAACACTTAATACCAACCCCACCACCATTAAGATGGGCAAAAACGACAGTCTCGTTATTAACTCCCCCATTACACCCCTCTAGTCTTACTGTACACGCTTGTCCACGTGCGCTTTTAGTTATCTTGCTCATAATACGTTTATCTGCCACTCAATACATTGTTCAATTACATCTGCGACTGAATAAACAACAGCAACTTCACCACCTGCTTGTCTTATCTTTTCAATCATAACCTTTTGATTTTTAGATAATTGTCCTTTAGCACTGTCACCTGTCTTTGGTTTCTTGACCTCTAAGAAGTAAGCCATACCATCATGAATAATACAAATATCGGGAACACCTGCTTTAACACCTTCTGCTTTTAACTTAGCAGCAACAATCTTATTACGTTGTCCACCATTAGGAACAGCAAACCAACAAACACCTCTCATGTCTAGGTATTGAGCAATAGCCTTTTGAGTTTGATGCTCGTAATCTTTCACTTGTCCTTATCCTTTTCACGTAACAAATTATCAATAATCTCTTTAGCAGATTCACAAGTGTGTTGTCTTACCTGTTTGTCATCCATGTAACTAATTCTATCAAGTAATTGTTTAACCCCTACCAATGCTGTAACACATTGTCTCTTTGAATGTCCCCACCACATATTAAAGGTCACGCTCTCCAAGATTATCTTCCTCACCAAAGTAAGAACTCAAACCATATACTGCCCAATGAAGTGTAGGTGAGTCTGCCTTTAGTCTGTGATTTAAACCACTTAAAGATATTCCTAACAATTCTGCTGTCTTTGCTTGTGTTAAACCAAGACGTTTTAGTTCAGCAGGTATGCTGTTAAAGTAGACTGTTTTATTAATATTATCTTGTGCCATAACTAATACTTATTGTTGAATTAAGATAATATTATATCATCATTGACAGACATAACAGTTGTTCTTTTTTTTATTTATACACAGAACACAGTTGTAGTTGGGATTGAGAATAGTTGTTAAACATGTAGAACCTTAGTGAATGAACATCTTTGCAACTCTCATACTAATCGCCTAAAGAACAGGCTCAAGTAACGAGATTGCTCAACATTGTGCAAATAATTAAATCTGTCAGTAGAAGTTAGTTTATAATTTATCCACGTTCAAAAAAAACCCCCAAATGATTGTAGTCAGATGAGGGTTGGAATTAGGTGTTATGCCCACCTTGGATACTATTATATCATAGTAATCATATTGGTCAATACACTGCAATGGTGTTTAATTTTAAATTTGACCTAAACTCAAAGAAGCAATAGAAAGATAAATCCTAGCAATGACTGCCCACTTGTCAACTAGGTCAACGTGGTAAGTTTTAAGAACCACCGATACGAACTCAAGGTGTTGTTAGTTAGAGTTTGTTGGCTTGGAATGAAATGACCAAGAAGGTAGAGGGTTTAAGACTAAGCATCTTAGGCTCAATAACTTATATCCTTAGACCGTGACTATGGTTTATGTGGTGGCTTAACCCAACAAAGGGTGCTTTACCACAAGGATAGAAGTGGGCTTGCTGTGTCTAAAATAATCTCATATTTATTTTAATTAAAGTGTTGACATCTATATCGTATGTGATATAATACACCCATCAAAGCAACAAAGCATTGATACTTTTTTAATAAAACGGAGATGTATATGAAAAACCTTTTAGCACTTAATGAATTTATTGACAATTGGAAGAAATTGTCTTTTAACTACTACATGGACTTGCGTACTAAGAAAAACGAGTTGTACGATGAGATTAGTGGTCTTGATTTTGATGAGCGTCAATCTCGTATCAGTCAGTTCTATAGAAAGCATGGCAAGTCTAACGTGTTCTTCGCTGAGGAGCATTCACAAGACCAAATCAAGGCACACATTGAAAAAGACGGTGAGAATCGTAAAGAGCAGTTTGTTGCTCGTATCACTAAGAAAGTAGGTGACATTCAAGAGGCAAACCTTCACATGGGTGTTGATCTTTCAATCAATGGCACGGTAATTGGTGACGAAGGTAAAGCAACAGTTTACTCAATTATCGCAGGTGGCTACAATATTCAAAAGGTTCACTACAGAGTATTAGTTAAATAATCAAAGGGGCGAAAGCCCCACTTTAATCAAAACAGGAGATAGATATGAAACATTCAAAAGTACAATATTGGGATGATGAACGTGATATTGGTAACAGTATCATTGTTACCTTGCATTATGGATGGTCTTTTGAACCAAGTGAACACAGTGGTGTTCGTGGGTTTGACTATGTGAAAGATGCTAAGGAAGCAGTAAGAAAATATACCTACCCATGCAACTGCGAGGAGTGTAAATCTAATGGCACAATCTGAGTTCTTTAAGAATACTACAAAGGTACTAACATCTGCAGTTGAAATGTCAGAGGTAGATGAAGGTATCTTTAAGACGTTTGATTATGATTTCCACGGCAAGACATCATTTACTGTTCCCACGTTACCACCTATCCCTGATGAATTTAATATTGGTGTAATTTGTGGCTCAAGCGGTAGTGGTAAGTCATCATTGCTTGCTCAGTTTGGAGAAGAGGAAAAACTGACATGGGATAACAACCGTACAGTTGCCTCTCACTTCGATAGCCAAGAGGATGCGATAGAACGTCTATGCGCTGTAGGTTTAAACTCAGTGCCGACATGGGCAAAGCCTAGACATGTTCTATCAAATGGAGAAGGATTTCGAGCAGACCTTGCTAGACGATTAAAAGACAATGCGGTTATAGATGAATTTACATCTGTAGTAAATAGAGATGTCGCCAAGTCTTGCTCAGAGGCGTTGCAAAAATATGTAAAGCGTAAGAATATCAAGAACTTGGTGATTGCAACCTGTCACTCTGACATCCTAGAGTGGCTATCACCTGATTGGGTATACAACACAGACACTAAAGAAATTAGTAGGGGGTCACTTAGGCGACCTGACATTGAAATCAAAATACACAAAGGCACAAATGATGATTGGGGAATGTTTGCACAGCATCACTATCTAACTGCTGAGTTGCCTACTGCGGTACGTTGCTTCTTAGCAACATGGAATGGGGTTATTGTAGGATTCTCGTCATCAATTTCACTACCGGGTAAGATACCACCTCTGTACGAGGGCGACACAAGAAAAAAGTTTAGGGAATGTCGAACCGTTATATTGCCTGACTTCCAAGGCTTGGGTATAGGAACTAGATTATCTGATAAGATTGCTGACATTCATATAGAAGATGGGTATCGTTATTTCTCTAAGACATCACACCCTAGAATGGGAGAATACAGACAGAAGTCGGACCTTTGGAGACCAACAGCCACTAACTTGGCTGACAGAAGTAAAAGCCAAAAACGTAGTAAGAAAGAACTGTGGCATCACATGACGCTAGATACAAAGCGTATCTGTTATAGCCACGAATACATAGGTGTTGATAATAAGTCTTATAATCCTAAGTGGCAACACCCTGAATCAGAGACCCAAGGAACTTTATTTTAAAAAAAAGTTAATAAAATACTTTACTTCTATATCGCATGTGATATAATATCCCCAACACCAACACAAAGAGGTGTTACTTTTATAATAAAACGGAGATAAAAATGCAAACATTTACAAAACTATACAGCGTTGGTTCAGTAGTTGATACTAATCTTACTTTCTACCCTATGGGAACAGACGATAAACCTGATTTAACGAATCCGACTATCTTTTCTGAACTTAACCAAGAGATTTTCTTGTCAATGAGCAAAGACGATTCTGCAACTGTATTGAAATTAATTGCGAAAGCCCCACTTTAAAATAAAACGGAGATAGATATGTCAATGGAAACAGAAGATAGAGAATACTTTGAATGGTCAGACGCACAAGACGTTCTTTTTGAGCAATACAGAGAGATGGCTAAGGCTCAATTCTTTGCCGATATAGAGCAGATTGTATTAAACGTAGAGCATCACATACCTAATGACTTAGAAGGCGAGGAAGTTAAAAATTGCCATCCTAAGGTAGCAGATGCTATAGACCAAATCACTCAGTTAGCACTATGCTACACATACGAAACAGAAGACGGTGATTTCATCGACTATGAGTATGAAGAGTTGTTGGACGATATTCTGAGCGATGAGTTAGGTTATTACAAGGAGAGTGAAGATGAGTAAGATTTCAGAGATACTTTACAACCTAGTGGTTGGTGCGTTACTTGCAACATTCTTCTTGCTAGTACTAGTTTATTTTATGACTATTTAATTCGGAGAATATATGAGCAATAAAGATTATGAAGTTATCTTTAAAGTTAAGAATGCTAAACTTTTATATATGATGCGTTCCTATGGGCATGAAACTATACGAGACCTATCAAAGGTATCAGGAATCAGTTATCAACAGATAGTCAATGTCTCTAATCTAAAGGTTTCGGCTTATAAAAAAGACTTTACATTACGAGCCATAACAAAAAACCTTATAGGTTATTTTAAATGTGAGCCATTTGACATTTTTCCCGAAGAGGTAATGTATGAGGCTTTAAAAAAGAACCAATCATCTTTAGAGTTTACAAGTGAAGAGTTAAATTCGTTTATGCCATCACTAGGTTTTGATATAAAAAGCCTAGAAGATGAGATTAACAATAAGCAACTTGTAAAAGAGTTGGCAGAATGTTGGTCTCCTAAAGAAACAAAAATAATGATAAATCACTTTGGGATGGAGCAACTTTAGAAGAGATAGCAGAGGTTGAAGGTGTCACAGGATGTCGTATT